CTGTAGTAACTTGACTTAATACTATACCTAACGTTTCGGTAACTGCACTAAAAGCATCTATAAATCGTTGATTTCGGCTAAATGCTACACCTAAAGCTGTTACTGCGGAAACTACTAAACCTATACCAGTAGCCGCAATTGCTACACCTAATTTTTTAAAACCATTAGTTAAAAAACCTATTGAATTATTAGATTTTTTACCTTTATCATCTAAACTTGATAGGCTTTTTTCTACATCATCTAGTTTACTTTTAGCATTTTTTATATCTGCTACAATTTTTATAACTCTCTCGATTGCCATACTCTTTTTACTTTTTCTCTGGCATCGTGCCAATTAGTAACCATTTCATTTTTACCTTTTAGTATTTCTATATTTTCAGAAACATTATAAAAGTCATCACTATGTAATAAATCTAAAAACTCTTTCATTATACCGCTTTATGTGTTCTAACTACACTTATGTATTTATTACTTATATCAAAAGCTACATTTGTTTCGATATACACTTCCATTCCGTGCGTATTAAAGTCGCTACCTACTGGCATATTTGCGCTCAAACTAATTTGGTCGTTATTTCCTGAACCTTTTAATAAATTGTGTGTTATGGCTCGATAAACTTGACCATTAACAACAAACTTTAAATGTAAATAATTAGAAGAACCTGCTGGAGTAACTGCTACACATCCAAAATCAACTGATAAAACATCGTTTATTTGTATAGGCGTTACTTTTCCGTTTATATCTAACAAGGTTAACCCACCATTACTTTCTGACACTCCTGTTATTGTTATCAGATTATCACTTACTGTTAAAGACTGCGTTGTCGCTTGGTATTTACTTTCCCAACCTGTAACACCATACAATTCTGTAAAGTTATCATTACATTTGTCAAATGCTGAACGTAAACCCTCGCCATCCCCCGAGTTATTTGCCGTACCTATATTTATTGTTTGTTGTGCCATTATGAATTATTATCTGTTGTTATTATTGCGTTATCTGCTGTGTATTCGGTTGTATCTGCTGTTATGCTTACACTTGGTATTAAGTCTAAATTAGCAACGTTGTATAACTCGAAATCACACTCTTTTGTTATTAAATTTAAGTTGTAATTGTTAATTCTGTAATACTGCTCTTTAATTATTAGCACATCGTTTAACTCCAAATTGATTAAAAAATCAGTAGGTAAATTCTTACATTTTACGTTTTTTATTCGCCTATTTTTGTAAAATAGATTATCAATATATGATTTATGAAAGTTAGAATATAAGGTGTTTGATATTAATATGCCATTGTATTCGTTAAACTCCTCGCCGAAAACTGTGCTATATTGTGGGCTACTAAACTCTAATGTATGTGATGCTACATTAATTAATGTTTTTGTGGTGTAAGATGTTGAACTCGTTAATATCTTTATTTTTTTTGATGAAAATATATTAGATGTAGCTATACGATTAACATAATGTAAATGTGCCTTAACATTAACAGGTTCTAAACTTTCATTTGCCATATACCCATACATAAAGTTAGGGTCATCAACCCCACTAATATCTGATAGCCTTTCGTATATCATATTTTCAAAAGGTAGTTCAATATCGATACTTTCGCCCTCAATTAACTTATCATTTTCATCTAATAACTTATATTCTAAATCCCCATAATAAACGTTATTATTTTGAAAGAACTGATTTTGTAGTAACGTTTGTGGCTCTTTAAATTTATAGTTGATTTCATTTAATAACTTACCTACTGAAATAGGTATCTCTTTAAAATCAACATACGGCGTTATATCTCTGACCGAACCAGTATTATAATAATTTTCTAAACTATCTACAAAAATATTTGTTTCAGTTGTACTGATTGCCACTAATTTAAAAGCCTTAAATAAACCGCTTAGATAATCTATAATTTTTAAGTCAGGCATTTTACTCTGAACATTAAAAACTCCTGTTAAATTATTGTGTAGTCGCTCACTTGCATACTCTATTTTTGGCTGAACTCTTGGAATACTTCTTTGAACTAATCTTTTTATTACGTATCTATAATTTAAAATACTAGAACTCTTAAAATGAAAAGTTAAATTTTCAAATGTTTCAAACTCTGACTTCTTAACAAGATATACATAGTCGCCAATACTATTCCCATTCGCTGTTACGCTGTGAATTTCTTTTCCGTTCGCTTTTATTGAACTCGTAAAAGGGTCTGTTCTATTGCTACCTAAACAAGATATTTCTATTCTTAATTCTATTGTTTCGCTATATGGTAAATTTGTACTTAATAGTATTCTGTTATTTTCGGTTGTGGGGTCATTGTTAACTCCATCGAAAATTATTTGCTGTTCTATTTCATTTTCTATGCCACCTCCATTTAACAACATGTAAAGGTTATTAAATTGATTTTGTCCGAAAAAATCTCTACTAAAAGTTATACCATATTTACTTTCAATTGCTGATATAATAGCAATATTTAATAAAGAAACGCTTGTATTCTCAAAAGGTAACCCACTATCAAATGATGTGTTATTATTGGCTACATTCTTAACAGTACTCGTGTTATTTGTTGCTGAATCACTATCGTATATTAGTCTTTTTGTACTTAAAGGTGTGCAAATCGTATTTAATAGGCTTGAAGATGTCAACCTACCCACTACCTCCGAACTCGTATAATCGAAATTATAAGAAGATAAATCCAATGAATTTAGCTTGTCATCCCCTAAAATGTCTTTTAGATTAGACAATAAACCAAATAATTGTACATCATAAGATACAGGTGTATTGCTTTTCATTACAACTTTGTTAAGTTGTAACTTAACTTCCTTATAAAATACCCCGTTTAATTCGATAACCGCCTTTACTTTATTAAAGATATCCCAACCATCAACTAAATTAGCGTTATAAAAGTGTTTAAAGGCTTTATTATTGTTTTCGGTTGCTGGTAAACTAAACTGATTTGTACTATCTGTAAACACCTTAGTAATATCTTGAGCATCCGCAACTGCTGACTTTAATTCTATATTGTCATCCTTAAATAAGTCTAGCTTATAACCTTGTATGTATAAAGATACTATCATATATTGTTTACCTCGCTAAATGCATACTCAAATTCAAATTCGTAATTCAGTAACCTATCTCTTTGCCTTGTTTGGTATTGGATTGATTTCTTTTTTAAATTAACAGGAATAAAGACGTTGTTTTTTAATTCCCACGCCTTATCACTTAGCATTAATTGTTTAAAGATTTCGTTATACAATTCTTTAACCCACCCACTATTTATTTTAAATTCAGTCTTACCGTTTGTATTGAAGTTTACAAATTGATGTACGCCGTCAATTGGTTGACCGTTTGAACTTTCATAGCTTTCTGATTCAACATTTAAAGAAACTGTTTTATCTTTAAAAAAAGTAGTCGTTTGTAATTGCCCTGCCTTATTAATAAACGCAATATCTAAAGGCTCATATCTTAACTCATCTTTTAAAATTAATGTATGTATAACAACATTGTCTTTCTTAATTTGAATACTCGTATCATTGCCAATATCTGAACATTTAACAACTGCGTATCTTATTAAATCCTCTGAATTATTAGAAGCTGTTATAGTTGTAGTTTGGTTTATATTATTGTTTGGTTGTGATACTATTTGAATATCAATGTCATCAACCTCACTAAACAACATATGCAATAAGTATGTACTATTATTACTTATATTAGCAAAGTTTACCCCACTAAAATTAGTTAGTTGATAGTTTGCGCCCTCAATACCATAACCATATCCCTTAAATGCTAAATCCACATTTACAAATTCAGGACTTTGAGCCACACCTCCAATGTAATATATCACTTGACTCTTTACCCACCTCGCACCGAACGATTTAACAATTCCTGTACTACTAACGTCAGGCAATACTATACTTATTTCAGAATCAACCTCATTTGATATATTTACAAAGCTGTTGCCAGAACGTGCTAAGGGGTTTTTATTCTCTATTTCATAAGTTGGTGTAGCTGGTACGCTTGTCTTTTGCCCATTCCAAATAAATAATTGTAATATGTATTTGTCAGGCGTTGTGCCACTACTTGGAGAATCCCAAGGAATAGTTAAAATATATGGTGAACGTGTTAATATCATACTACTATGTCGCTTAATAATTTATTTACTTCTAAACCGTATGCCTTCACTAAGTCATCTGATAACCTTGTAAATGCTTTCTCAAATGGTTTGCTAAAAAACTTTGTAGGTTTCAATCCTTTGTGATAAATTGACCTACTAATTAAAAATGCAGTAGATTTAAAACTCATAAACCTACCAGATTTTTTATCTCTAAATTGAAATCTTCTAGCCTTAACCCATTCAAATATGCCCGTTGTTAAACCTCCTTTTTTACCTGTACCACTTCCAAACTTAAACTCACTTTGTGGCGCACGTGCTGAACTACTTTTCCCTTTTACTCCTTGGTCCTGAAACTTCCCGTAGTCTTTCATATAAAAAGACAAATGAAAGCTGTTTTTATAAACCTCTACATCGTATTTAATCGAATTATATAATTCTTTAGATACGTTTCTATCTTGTTTAGTTAGTGCTGTTCGTGCCTCTTTTTTAACGACCTTAGCAAACCTTTCTAACTCCTTTTTAACTTCACTTTGATTTATTGACATAACGACAATGTACTATTTGGCATTGTTACTGTAAACTCTAATTGCCACCCCTCCAAACTATTCTTATTTTGTTCTTGTTTACGTTTTAATAAGTTAGGATTTTCACTCGCTGTAATACCTGCATTCTCAAAATCAACATACATTTTAGTCCATAGTCTGTTAAGTATTGCTAACATTTCATTATAATTATCAACCTCATTATCGTTATACCAAAATTTATCCGTATTGATTTCTTTATTCGTATCTCTTGCATTCATTGAACCAATACTAACATTAAACGTAACCGTTTGCCCATTTGTAAATCCTCCATCACCAATATAAATATGCACCAATGGGTAAATATTCATTTTGTTTAAATCTACCTTATCCAAGTCGCCTTGAGTAATGGTATTTACTAAGTCATCTTGTTCTAAAAGTGATTTAATATATCTTAATAACTCGCTATAATGATTAAGCCCTACTGCCATTCGTTTGTATCTTATGTTTTAATTTCATTGTATCATTTCGACACGCTAACACCACGTGTGTTTTATGAATATTCTCTTTTAATAACTTATCAATTTTAAATAAATCTCCATTTGCTAAATCGTAAATAGTAGCATAATAACCCCACTTTTCAAAATAACTACTAGCATCTACGCCCTCACTTGTTCCGCTTCCATAGACATCAGGATATGCTTCTTTAAATCGTTGTAACCATTCAAAAAAAAACCTACAACCCCGTTAGCTATACCCATAGGTAACAACTTCATAGTATTTGCGTGTTCGCTTGTACCCTTATATGTAACCACTTTATAATTGCCAAAAGCATCTGACTTTTTAACAGGTCTGTAACAAACAGCCAATAACCTATGTAAATCTTCATCACTATTTGAGTATTTAATAAGGTCGGTATATTCCCCATTACTCAACTTATCAAAATTAGGAATCAATCCAAACTCAATTCCATTTAACGTAAACCTTTTTTTAAATGTACCCTCTTTTTTTAAAGCTACATCAATATCCTTTATTAATTGGTTTCTATCCTTAACAGTAATGCCATCAATACTATCGTAGTTTAACACTATCTTTAGTATTTCGTTATCCAAATCAACCCCTTTTAAATCTTCATTCTTTAAAAGTAGCTGTATAGCTTGGTGCTGACCTACTGTAATGTCATCTAAATTTGATGGTATTTGTAATTTCACATTCATATTTATATAACTAAAATTTGTCGATATTGTTACTTACCAAGAAAGCGTTTTAAATTCTTTATTTCCGTGTAGAAAATAATACACAACATACCTAAGGGCATCTATTAAGTGATTGTAGTCATCTTGGTACGTCTTACTACCTTTGTCAGCGTAAACGTGATTGTTAAACTCTTTTATTAAGTTGATGCTTTCAGGCGTTACTATAATCTCATAATCTTGTAATAACATTACACCTGCTGTAATACTACCCTGTCCTTTCTTTGCTGGGAATACATTACACCCCAAAGCTAATTCAGATATCAAACGAGGTTCGGCACTATCTCCAATTATCATTTTTTGCCCACAATATTGCTGATTGATTCTTAGTATCTGTGAAGTTTGTAAACCCGCTTTATAGAGTAATTCCTTAGCGTATATTTTCTTTTTAACTTTGTCGATTGCCACCTCAACTAATGTAGTCGGGTCATTACTAAATCCGTAATCTTGCCCAAAGTGTGTTTGTAAATTGTCAGGGTTAAAATTGCCTATGCTCCAATTCTCAAATACAACACCCTCTGCTTTATTTAACCACCCCCCAAGTATAACGTGTTTATATTTTGATGGGTTGTTTTCTTTTATATCCGCTATTCGTGTTAAGTAACTTTCTGAAAGGTTTTTGATATTGTCTAAATATGTAGTATGTATGTATGTTGTATCGCCTTTTACTATATTCGTGCCACCCTCAACTCCTTTTGATTCAAAGAAACGTTTATAAATAAAATGTTCTTTTGTTGATGGATTTAAGATTAACATCACTCTGTTTTGTATGCCTTTTACACGAATACTAAAATCAATCTTATCAAAAATATCCTCATTGTCTAACTCCTCAGCTTCATCAAGTACCCAAGTAGTAACACCAGCCAATGATTTTAAGTTTGCTGTTTGTGTTCCACTACTTGTTTTAATACCTTTAAATAAGATTTTAGAGCCTGTTTTTAAGTTTATGATTTCATCTTTAGTAATATGAAAATCTTGTCTTAAATTAGCTGTATCAATCTTATCTATAAATTCAGGAATAATAGAAACGTGAGCCGAAGTAAGTGTATATCTAGTAAACAATATAACGTGACCCACCTCATAAGTAAGTAGTAATAAAAATAAATTAACTGAATAAGATTTACCAGAGCCACGCCCCCCTGTAATTACAAAGTACCTACTATCAGAGCCAAGTGGTAAAAACTTATCATTTAGATTTATCAAAATTAAATAGTTCTTTTATATCGAAGTTATTGACGTTGTGGGTTTGCTCAATTGTTTCTTTTGGTTTACCTAAGTAATACTCTAAAAATAATTTGATAGCTTGTAAATCTTCATCCTTAGCCATCTTTTTTAATTTGATAATAACCTCTTTTACATCATCAGGCGTTGAAGCATCCTCTAACGCCTGTCTATATGAATTTTTGCGCTTGTCTACTCCTTTAGTTTTTGTACTATGCCCTTTATTTCCATTAAACTTTCTCTTGTCCATAATCATTAAATTTTGGCTTATGTTTTTTAATTAAAGCATCTTCAATATCTAATGCAATACTTTCATCTAAATTATTTGATATTATTTTACAGTCTATAAATCCATCTTTTATTAATTCAGAATGTTCTTTAGAACTTCTACTTTTCCAATTTTTAAATCTATCTCTTTTTCCTTTTCCAATATAAACCAACTCATCATTATGATAATGAAAATAAACATAATAAGAACCTTCTTTAGTTAGTTCTGCTTTTATTTCGGAATATATACTTTCATAAAAGTACATAGTATTTGCTTTCATTTCATCAAAAAACTCATCAACAGTTTTATTATCACTTACTGAAAATCTTTTTCTTCTATCAAATTTCTTTTTACTTTTTGTAGATTTACCACCATTAAATTTTCTTCTATCCATATTCTAATATAATCTAACTATTTGATTTATTCAAATATTATTTTAATAGCCTTAATTGCTCTATTAACAGCCTCTACAAAGTAATAAAACTCATCATCTAAGAAGTTATTTTTAATCTCTTCCAACTGTTCTAAATTCAATACCCTATCTTCAAAATTAATAATAAAATCAATAGCTGTTTTATGTACTAAATCTTTTGTAATATCCTGTGTAATTTCAGGTGTAAATACTATTTCTATCTCTTCCATTTTAATCTTTTATTTTCGTATCCTGTTAAATCCTCCCCTAATATCTTTTTTCTGATTTTAATAAGATGCCTGTATGTTTTGATGCGACATTGATTCTTTTGTTTAGCTATCTTACCCGTTGAATAATCGTAATTCAGATATAACAAATCCTTTTCGTATTCTGTTAAATTATCAATCTTATCTAAGATTTCCAACTCTCTACTATTATAACTATAATTGTCTAATATTGTAACATCTTCTGTTTTATTATCTTCTATTTCTGATTCGTATTTATTAGCTTTTTTAGTATCTCTGAATAGATTGTAGATAGTCAAAACAACATAGCTGTAATTCCATTTTTCAGGATTAGCACGATATATTTTAAGATACATATTTTGCACAAGTTCATCCGCTTGGTATCTGTTACCTGTAATTTTATAAGCAACCGTACGCCAATAAGCATCTTTTTTAGCTAAGGAATGTAGAATGTTTGTCATAGTTCCATAGGTATATTAAGCGCATACTCTCCATTAAATATAACAGCACAACCAATAGCTGGTTTTTTAAAGTTCTTACCGTATGCCATAGCGTATGAATTATTGTCTATACCGCACCCCACAGCGCAACCAAATACTTTAAAGTTAGCACCTACCACAAATTCGGTAAACATTTCAGTATGTCTATGCCCTTGTACGGTTGACATCATATCATCTTTAGCTTTCTTT